GGTCAACGCTGGAATGCTGAGCGTGAAGCTGCCATTGCATTGTTCGCTGCGTCTGACTTAGATCCTACGAAGCCACTACGTGGTGCTGCATTAGCTAACTCTGAGCTTGTAAACGCACAAGCCAAAGCACTGCGTGAGCCTTGGACTGGCAAAGCTAACGTTAGGATTACTCCTTCGTCTGCCGTAGGAGCTCCTCCTGCTGCACCTGCTGCTCCACGTGCTGGCGGTACTGGTGGATGGTCTGCGACTGTGGTTCAACCTCCTAAGAAATAAGGAGCTTCAATGCCTGTTTTTAAAGTAACAGCTCCAGATGGTGCTGTGATAGAAGTCAATGCTCCTGAAGGTGCAACTGAGCAGCAAGCTATTGCATACGCTCAGCAACAATACAACCCTGCAGCTAAGCAAGCTATCATTGCAGATCCATTAGTAGCAGAAACTAACAAGGCTGCTATTGATCGAATCGCTCAAGCTATCCCTGATCCAGTCAAAGAAGTAGCTGGTAAGATTGGCAGCATATTTAAGTCTGGCTATGATGCCTTGCCTGAGGATGTACAAAAAGCAGGTAAAACTACTGGTAACTTCCTACTCGATTCTATTGAGATCCTTAGCCGTCCCTTCCAAGCCACTGCTACGTACCTTAAAGCTATCGGTCAAACTCCTGAGTTTAAGAATGGTGCTCCAATCTGGGAGATCCTTTCTGATAAAAACTTGCGAGATGCCCAACAAGCTGGTATTCGTGGCTTAACAGGTCAAGAGAAAGCTACATTCCAAGAAGCATTGCCTGATGAGTTCCGTCGGAATAACCCAGTTAAGTCCATGCTATTAGGATTTATGGGTGATGTCATCATCGATCCTCTCAAAGCAGGAACTGTTCAGCCCTTTTTCAATACCGTTAAGTCTGCTGCTAAGACAGTAGATGGTTCTATTGGTATTACTTCACGCTTAGCCGACAATGAATTGTTCAGAGCATTTAATATTAATACTGGTGACGTAGCAAAAGCTCAGGAGCTCTTCAACAACTACCGTTATCTTAAGGACAAAGCACGGATCGAAGGAGTTCAGAACGCTAAAGCTCTTGAGAACCAGATTAAGGCATTATCTAAGCAAACTGGTGTTCCAGTTAACGAACTTAAAGCTAAGATTGTACAAGACATCGAGACAGGCAACATGTCAGATGATGTTATTGGTGCTATCGAGAGTAAGATCGTAGCTCGTAATCGTGAGTTACTTGAGCAGCAAAGAGCTGCAGGTGTAGACATCGGAGACTTGGGCGAGACTTACATGCCCCACGTCTTAACTAAAGAAGCAGATGAACTCCTCAAAGGTGAAGGAGCTAAGAACTTCTTTGGTCTACGTCCTTCTGCTAAGACTCCTCAGGCTATCTCTCGTGAGATCGAGGGCACTGTCAAAGAAATCAACTCAAAGAATATCTATGGAACAACCAAGTTCTTCCAAGATGATCCAGCAATCTTAGCAGGATACGCTGAGTTTAACGCTGCTCAGGCTATTGCAGGTAAAAAGTTCTTGAACGATGCTGCTGAATTAGGAGTTCGTGCTGAGAATGCTCCTTCTACCTACGTTACAGTCCCAGAGATTCCTGGTATTAAATTTCCTCCTGAAGTAGCTCAACGTCTAAACCGTTCATATCAGGTACTTACCAGCAACGAAGAGATCAATAAGTTTTTGAAGGTGTACGATGGTGCTCAGAACTGGTGGAAGATGTGGTCTCTTGGTGCTCGTCCTGCATATCATGCTAAGAACACTGTCGGTAACTTGTGGAATAACTACCTTGCTGGTGTGACAACTCCTAAGCCATACGCTGATGCTGCAGCTTTCCAAGTTAAGCTTGCTAAGAATAACATGAATGGTACAATTGCTGGTTATAAAGTAGATGAGCTCTACGATGCTATGGCTACTCGTGGTGTGTTCGGAGAAGGTCAGTACTCAGGCGATATTGTACGTACCGTAGAAGATGTCCTGAAGGGCGGTTCATCTAATCCATTCACCTTGTCTACTCGTAACCCTATCCTGCGTGGTGGTTTTAAAGTAGGACAGACCATCGAAGATAACGCTCGTATCGCTCTCTTCATTGACTCGCTAAACAAGGGTAAGAACTTTGATGAAGCTGCTTCGCAAGTGCGTAAGTACCTCTTTGACTACGGTGATCTTAGTCCATTTGAGCGTAGCACTCTGAAGCGTCTGATGCCCTTCTATACATGGTCTCGTAAGAACTTACCTCTGCAGTTAGAGGCTATTGTTCGTCACCCAGATAAGGTCAATAAGATCAACCTTGCAAGAGAGAACATCCAGTTTGAGACAGAAGTACCAGACTTAGAAGATGTACCTAGCTATATCAGAGAAGCTCTACCAATCTACGGTGCTGAGAAGTTCTTAGGAGAACCTGCTTTGCCAGGAACTGCTAAGGCTGTAACATTAGCAAACTTAATTCCTTTTGCTGATCTTGCTACATTCACTAAGTGGCTAGATACTGAGACTACTCCTGACAAGATTGAGAAAGGCAAGCTTTCTAGCACGATTTCCACAGCTCTTGGTGGTGTATCTCCTCTGCTCAAAGCACCTATTGAATACCTATCTAACTATGACTTCTTCCGTCGTAAGACGATTGAGGAGTTTAAGGGACAGACTGCTGATATGCTTGGTGTGAAGATGCCTGTGCATTTAGCTAAGGCATTGTCCAACATCGTTATGCTTAACGAGATTGATAGAGCTAACCCAGGCGGTGTGTTTGGTACACGCTCAGTAGATCCTGTTACTAAGGAAGTGGTGACTACTCCTGGAATCTTAGGATTTACTCCTCGTGAGTCTCGTGTTGACTTACCTGAAGAACAGCGTGAAGCACAGTACTTAACTGGTATCCGTATCTATGATGTAGTCTTTGATGATGTTGGTTATCAACAAGCTCAGACAATCAAGCGTGATATTGCAGCTTTGAAGGGATTCCTGAAGAGAGCTGCTGTAAAAGAAAAGACTAGAGAACTAATGGACGCTGAAGCTGCGTTAGAGAAGTACACTACAGAACTAGAGCGTATTGAAGCAGCTCGTGAAGAGCGTCGTAAGAAGGAGAAGCAATGATCGAGACATTATTAGGTAGTCTACTCGGAGGAGTATTCCGTATTGTTCCCGAAGTCATGAAACTCTGGGACAAGAAGAATGAAAGACAACACGAACTAGCAATGCTTGGTGCTGAGATGGAGTTCGCTAAAGTTAAAGGAGAGATTCACCTACGTCAAGCTGAAGTGGCTTTATCTCAGGCAGAACTTGATGCAATGAGCGTAGCATTGAAGGAGCAAGGCGAGACAGCTAGAGCTGCTGGTAAGTTCGTAGCAGCAATCTCTGCTTTAGTTCGCCCCTTAGTTACCTATTGGTTTGTTGTCCTCTACAGTGCTGTTAAGATTGTGTCTATGATTGTAGCATATGATCAGAACGGTAACTGGAAAGAAGTCCTGATCTCCTCGTGGACAATCGATGACATGGCTATTCTAAGCATGATTCTAACCTTCTGGTTTGTTGGTCGTGTCTGGGATGCAAAACATAAGTAAAGCCTTAGAGTTAGCTGCTGAGCTTTGCAGACACTTCGAAGGCTTCTCTAGTACACCGTACATCTGCCCAGCAGGGTATCCTACGATAGGCTATGGCACGGTCTATAAGCCTGACGGTACAAAGGTTACTATGCAGGACTCTCCGATCTCCAAAGAAACTGCTAATCAATGGCTCATCTCCGAGCTAGAACATAACTACATGGCTGGAGTTCTACGAGCTTCGCCTATCTTGTTAGCGAACACTAACTTATTAGCAGCTATTACTGACTTTGCGTACAACTTAGGAGTGGGTCGCTATAGGGCTTCAACGCTCCGTAAACGAGTCGAAGCAGGGGATATAGAGGGTACTATTACCGAGCTAAGAAAGTGGAATAGAGGGGCTGGAAAGGTGCTTCCTGGGCTTGTGCGTAGGAGAGAGGCTGAAATAGCCCTAATCCAGCAATAAAAAAGCCCTCCGAAGAGGGCTCTTAAGTTAACGCTCGAAGGAAAACAGTAGTCTGAATATTCCTACGTCTAGAATAAGATGTCGACAATCATCATATTCATCGATATATTCAAAGCCTACCATAAACCCAGTAAGAAAAGATAGTTCAATACTCATTCTGATTCCTTATATTTATCTATTGCTCTGAGGAGCAGGGTTTCTAAGCCAACCTGAATGAGAAGAGTCTTAGCTTCTTCGTCTAGTTCTACTTCCATATCAGCAGACCCGTCCTCATTCTCAGTCAAGCATAGCAGTTCAATCTTCATTTAACTGGACATGCACCACTGGCACACTCGTCCCCTCCGTCAAAGCTTGCTTCATCAATCTTAGTAATCAAACGAGTCTTAGCGACTAGCTCTTCATACTGCTCCTTCGTGATCTCCTCCAATGGTGCTTGGTGGAATCCATGCTCATTGTGTAGCAAGAACGACAAGGACTTATGATTGTTCTTATAGTTCTTAGCAAGGTACTTCTTGATCTCAGGTAGTTCTTCCTTACGATAATACACTGTACAGGAAACACTATTGTCTGACCAATGAGCTTGCAACCACTTCACAACTTCCAACTGATCAATCGCAGTCATCTCAGCAGCTAACTTTGTTCCCTCTGGATAGCAGAATGGGAAGCTAACTACCATCGTACTGTGATCCTCACTACCATCAAAGTTACGCTGATACTCCACAGGATACCCGTGATCACGACAGACTTGTACGAGAGCGTGGTCTGCTGCAATACGAATCCTACGAATCATGTACCGAGAATACGCAGGATGGCAACCAGAAGTTACACCTGGAAGTAACGACAATGTACCTGAAGGTTTAACAGTGGTAAGTTTTACTGACTCTGGGAAGCCATGCTTAGCACTGTACTCCTTATCGAAAGCTCGTAATTCTGTATAAGCTTCCGACAACCAGCTACGTTGGTCATCACTTGCTTGCAAGACACCAGTGACTCCAATGCCCATCCGCATATTACTATGTACAATATCTGCAGTCTCTTCGAGATGGCAGGGTAGAGCTAGACTATGTTTGTTGATACGATACAGAAGCTTACAGATGTCGATGAACTCAGACTTACTCGACACATTAGGCAGATATATCTCAGCCAAACAACAAGTCTCATACGGAGCTAAGGACTGCTCAGCACAAGGATTGTAACCCATCACTTTAGGATCAGGATACTGAGTCTCTCCCAGTCGTCCAATCTTCCTGCTGAGCTTCAAGTTAATTAAACCATAAGGCTCGCCCTTGCCTTCATACCCATCCCAGAAATACTCATGGAGATCTTTGAAGTCATTACATACCACGCTGTTATTAGACATAGCTCTCCACGAAGGAATGTTACCCATGTCCCACCGTTTAGCCAGCAAGTATTCAACATCATCAGGATCACCAATAGCAATCTGAGCAGAGCGTCTTACATTACCTGCTACTACAATTGCACCGATAATGTTCATGATGTCGAGGCAATCGATAGAGCGTAACTGACGACCAGCTCGCTTCTCTAGGATCTCTCCGATCTTCTCAATACCCCAACATAAATCTTCAGCACCCGAAGCAGTACCACCAAAGCCTTTAATAGGAGAACCCTTACCACGAACTAGCTTCGTTGAATAAGTAAAGGTCGTAGCAGTGTTAGCTAAGAAGGCTGCCTTTAGTGTTTTACCGAGTAGCTTAACCCATCCTTCACGAGAGTCTGGCACGATAAAATCTGCATCATTCGTATCTAATCGTGTAGGAGTCTTAAAGCTTTCGTTAACTGGAGGAAGCTTAGACACGTGCTCACGCTGAATGTTATAGCCTACTCCTGAGCCTAGCATCAACAGATCCATTGCCCATGTGAACGGACGCACTGGTTGATCTACGACAGTAAATGCACAGTTTTGTAGACTAGCAAGACCTAAACGACCCACAGTTTCAGTTCCCATCTGCCATAGGAATCGTCCAGCTACAGTGCCTTTCAATTCCATCAAGTACTTCTTCAAGCGTTTCTTCTCAGCGTCTGTAAAGTTACAGTTCAACTGATTGTTTGATGCTGCTACGACACGATTTACTGTGTCTTCAAACTCTTCTGTAGGACTACCAGGATCTGCTTCGTTCAAGCGACGAGCGTATGTCCTTTTGTATGTTATATAGCCTACGGTACTAAACGGTGTGTTAAATTCTGTCATTCAGTTTCTTCCCAATCTACTTCTTTTAGAAGTCTATTATAATTGTTTTCGATATTGTCGCTAAAGGTTTCTACTAAGTCTTCTGAAGCTATGTCGAGTAGCTCCAGAAGTAGTACCTCATCTAAACTCTTCAACCGTTCTTTTAACTCTGGCAGTGTAAGAGTACGGTTCATGTTACTTTTTCTTCGCTCGCTTAGCAGCGTTAATCGTAGCAGCCTTAGCAGGTTGTGCCAAGCATGTAGTAACGAAGTCAATGGTTTTCTGAGCAGCTTCCTGAATTGCTTTCAACTGAGTAACTGCATCCTTGTGATTCCAATCACTGATCCAGAAGTCGACTACATTCTTCGTATCTGCTTGGATGGTAAGGTTTACTTGCCAGTCGTCCTTCTCAGTAAAGCTACCAGAGACATTGATAAAGCTATTGTCTTCTGGATAAAACTTATTAAACTTAACTGTCTTTGATGGTTTCTTCATGCCTTCAGTTCCTTGTAGTAGTAGCTTTGTTAATGATGTAGTCAAGATAATGCCTCGCTTTCTCTAAGTCTTGTACTCCGTCTTTGTGTTTCCAACGCAGTATATATTTTACCACATTTCCCTCCCAGAAGTCAAGCTCCCAGGCTTCGATAATATCCCAAGGCTGAATCCCATTACCCTTATGATAGTGTTTACCACCGACTTGTTTGTCTCGTGGCTTATCTAACTCAGGAATGTAGGAATCTAACTCTGGTTCTTCTATCTGTAACCTACGAAAGTATTCTTCTAAGGTTATCTCACCTTCACATTCTACGTATCCGTAGGGTGGAGGCATTGCAACTGGATTGTTCATAAGTATCTCTTCTTTAAAAAGTCTAAGGAAACAAACATCTCATCGAAGCAACCATCACGAACTTCATGTAAGACCACAATACCTCGCCAATAGTTATTACCTTGTGCTCCAAGATAGTCTTCGTCATGTTCATAACAACTCCCTGCAATTATCGCTGTAAGCGTCTTCCCATCTGCTCTAGTAGCGTAAGCAACTTGTCTACCTTGTTGATGCCCCACCACACACGACTGATGTTTCTTGGAGATAATCGCTGCTGCTGAACCGACAGGACGATTAAGAGCTCCTGCAGTAACATAATGGGAATATAGAACACCATCAATAATGATAGGCTGCTCAAACGGAATAACTTCCCAACCAGCTTCAGCATATTTTAAGTCCTCAATAGATATTGTACCATCTAACATCGAATCGTTTTCAACTGCACGATTAATACGATGCTCGTGATTACCAATTGTTAATACCATCCTAGGTTTGTACACCTTATCTTTATTCCTACGCTGTCTTGCTTGCAAGTCACGCAGTGGTTTTAATAAGATGTCCATTGCTTGGTGGACAGCAGCGACATCATGCTTATACCGTCGTCCTTCAAACGATTTCTTTCCTTTATCGTAGCTTGATAGTGAAGGCATGTCCGCAAAGTCGCCAATATTAATAATAACATCAGGACGCTTCTTAACAATATAGTTTCCAATCGATCTTAGGTAAGTATAGTCATGACCAGGTTTGATCTGACAGTCTGGTATTATCAAGTGGGTCGTCATTGTATCCTTCTATTTTAATATCATATCCATAGATGTTCGATAAAAAGCTTAAGAACTCTCGCACTACATAATCCCAAGAC